GCGGGGCCGTACCACGGTTCCGACGGGACGCAAGCTTGTCAGCTCCGTCGTCTGTTAGTTTCTCCGCCTGAGGTGTCTCGTCTTCCAGCTGTGTACCCAATACGACCACTGCCCAGCGTCGTAATGTGGCGGTGCGCGTGCTGACAGTTACCCCGAGCGACCATATGCAAAGTTGCCACAATGATGACCACTGCGGCGGCATAGGCGATCGGCAAGCTGGACACTATCAGCCATCCATACCAGGGCATTGCAATCACCTTTCACTCAAAGTCGTACGGGCCACGCCAGCCCGTCTTCGCGTGCATGGTCCTCACCGCGGTCGACATGGCGGGAATCAAGCACGCACGGCCAGCCGTCCGGGCATGGCGCATCACACATCACGTAGTCATCATCGACCGTGGTGAGCGAGCCAATTAGTACATTTATCTCGTCGATGGTCAACTCACTGAACGTACGTACCGGATTATCGTGACGATTCAGTACGTCAGTGGCCCATGCGCGGCGTACTTCCTTGCCTACGCCCTGCCAGCCATGCTCGGCGAGATTGGCGAACAGGCAACCCATGCGGATCCGTCGATCAGACATTAGGACATCCTTTCAACTCGAATACGGACGTTGTATGCATCCAGCCATCTCCGCGATACTACGGAGTAGGCGTCCGTAATCAGGATGACCTCATCACCTCTAATGGGGAAATCAGATTCGGTATTCATCCATTCACACACTCGAGTATCATCAGTGGTCACAAATATAGCCTTCCTAATGAGCATCGCTATCGATCTCCTCTCATGCGTGTATCGGGGTGTGTCGCGTCTTGGGTTCTCTGCTGCTCCTGTAGCCGCATCTCATCGATGAGTAGATCGAGCTCCCAGGTCAACGCCCGACGGTGCCTCTGCGCCCGCGCATGCAACCACGCGAGGTTGACCTTGGACAGGGCGACTGTGGTGCGCTGCCTCTCGGGCTCCATCATGCCAGCATCGTACCATGGCGCAGCGGCATCTTGTGATGTAACGTAGGTACCGGATCGGGCGATACACCAGACGTAGGCCCACCAACCACGGAGGACGGCATGGCCCACTACCAGATCATCAAGGGTCGCAGGTACGACAAGCTGGTTAAGGTAACGGCTGGCGACTGGCGTGAGGCCATCGCATTCATTGACCAGGGCACCGGTGACTACCGGTTCTCCGCATCCTGGTCCAAGCCGGGCAGGTTCATGACCAAGACGGAGATTGCGTACTACGCGCCACTAGTCGAGGGAGCGCAGCAGTGACCGAGCACATTAGACCCTACGACCTGCGTCTACGCGCCGAAGACGGCCTGATCCTGCGTCGCGAAGTAGTCCCCCGTGACCAGTTCGGATCCGAGCGTGAGGCATACGTCAACGTGGAAACTGGCATGTTGTGGTGCGAACTCGACGAACTCGGGCCAGAGTTTATGCGGCTCTACGCACTCTGATCGACTGCTCGCCAGCGCACCGGCCATCCGGCTCATTCGCCTAGCCGCAGCAGTTCTCCGCTCGCCACCATCCCGCGTCCTCATCCCACCCGATCTGATCGCCAGTCGCGAACGGCTCACCGCAGACACAGCGGCCCGGTCGGTCGGACTTGCGGTAGAACCGGATGGAGTCGACGGGTTCGGCGTCATGCGGCTGCGGTCGGTCGCCCAGTGTGGTCGCGCCCTGCTTGCAGTGATCGCACATCTCGACGGGTAAATCACTCAGATCGCACCGGTCCACTGTCATTACGCTAATCCTCGGCCAGTCTGGCTAACACATCACCGTGACACGCTTCCGGTGCACACCAGCATCCAAGCACCTTCCCACGCAGTTCATGTAGAGCGGCGATGAGCGGGGGCTGCTCTCTAACCCAGTATTCGTACTTCTTCAGCACTTCCGCCCGAGTTCCGTCGCGACCAATCCGAAACGGATTCCCCCACTTCGTCGTCCGATCAATGCGGACGTCGTACGAGTCTCGCTTCAAGTGCACAACACGGGTAACCAGCGGCGCAACTCTTGCCCTCATCGGCCATCCGTCGGCATTCCGCTCAACATCGTCAGCACGCTGCGGCAGGGTGCGGATCAGCTCGTCGGCCTCATCGCGGGTGACCGCACCAGCGGAATGATCGAACTCGATTTTCTCGACCGCACGGGGTGTCCGCCAGTATGCAGCCAGGCTTAACGATTGCTCGCGATACCACTTGACCTGCTGACGGTGCAGGTCAGCTAGTTCCATATTGGCCAGCTCGGGGTACCGTTTCGCCAGTTTCCAGGAGGCCCGGGCCGTCGCAAGTGCGTCCGCTGTACTGTTATGTGCCATCCCGATCGTAACGCCGTAATGCTCACACAAAGACTCCAGCCGGCGCGACCCCCTGCGGTACGGATCCATCGCCTTGTCGCACACGAATAGATCTATCACCGGGGTCTGCTCGGTAATCTCCAGCGGATTCATATCACAACGCGCACGCTCGCAGGCTATTACGGTGAGATCGTAGGATGCGTTCATTGCCAGCAGTGGCACCGCCGAGTTCCACATTTCCCGTAACGCAATATCCAGTTCAGACAACACATCAGATAGCGGCCTGCCTCGCGCACGCGCCTCTTCGGTAGTGATACCGTGCGTTGCCGTTGCCGACTCGGGAATCTCTTCGTCTACCGCGACCATCCATTCCAGCGCGGTCGCCCTTTTTGTGACCACTGATTGTATCGGGTCAATGACAACCAGCGACGCGGTGACGACGCGCGCGGTGAGCGGATCCTTGCTGGTCGACTCGATATCCAGCGCCAGCAGGTGACCCTCGTGCCATCCCATCACGCACCCTGCTGCTGCTCGTACGCCACGACCTCAGCCCAGCGGGCATCATCCTCGCCAGCGGTCGGTTCACCATCCACGTAATCCTCCATGAGCGGCTCAGGGCTACCGGAAAGATCCACTGCGGCACCCTGACTGTTGCGCAGCGCAACCTGACCGCCAGCCGCCTGAATTGCCTTCACCTGCTGGACTAGCCACTCGGGCGACGTCGGCACCCACTTGCGGAGCCGGCGGATGCTACTCTTCAGCCACATATCATCCTCCCAGTTGTTCCAGGGAGAATAGTCAGAAGAGGAGCCCTCTGACTTCTTCCGAATCTTGGCTATCTGCGCTCGATTCAACACCACGACGCGGGACACCGCACCATTGATCATATGCGCGTAGGCATAGACTAGTTTACGCTGACCACGGTTCTCGGCATCCCAGTCAATATCATGGAACGGGTAGACCTGTGGCCCCCGCCAGCGCGGTGGGTCCTGGGTGTCGTGCTTGCCAGGAGTCCACGCGAACACGTCGTTGGTGTAGACCACGTCGGCGATCACGCTGGCCGTTGCGCCAGCCCGATACATCAGCTCGATCCAGCCCATGTACCCGACAATGCCGAGGATCTCCAGTCGCCCCTTCTCCTTTCGAGGAGTCAGGTAGTAGCCATCGGTACCGGGTTCCAGGCCGAGGCGGGCGGCCTCCAGAAGTGCCGCCATGAACTTCGCTGGATTGTTGCTGGCGGCCAACTCCAGCTCGGTGCACCATTCGCCACTCGGTAACTGAATTCTCTTACCGCGCTTCAGCGCTCCGATAGCGACCCGCAGCCACGTCTCCGGCTTGATGTGCGTCGGCAATGCCTCTCGGAAGTCCGCGGCGTACTGGCGAACCATCACCGCGGGGGTATTGCGCTGCTTCTCGACGGCCTTGCTTACGGACTCACTCATCGTCCAAGTCCTCTTCGCAGTCGCACCAGTCGGCGTCATCCTCATCATCCCATAGGCTACCGTGCTCGCACTCGAACATCTCGACACCTTCATCCGCATACTCAACACTCATGGTGCTATCCCTTCATCCCATGAATACGTTTCCGGGCCATCCTCGCCATCCATATAACCACGGATAGCATCGTCGTACTCGTCACCCAGCAGAAGGCGGAGCGTCTGATCGATCACCCATGCCTTGTGATGGTCGCCGTCAGTCTGGCCGTTCTCCAGTAACATCTCGACAGCTAATTCGATGCGGTCGGAATCCGACTCGGGCACCTGCTCCGGCACCACCGCGTACGACTGGTAGCGGCCAGTATGGTCGCCATCTGGCAGGGGGATATGGAAGCCGCCGTTAGCGGATGACTCCCAATCTGATCGGGAATACTCGCGATCTTTACCTGCGGCAAGCATTGCCGCTTCGGCAGTGGGGTACAACTCACGCTGCTGGCCGAGCATCAGCGGATACGGCCAGTGCCACAGTCGCCATTCCCGCTTCATGCCGATCCCTCCGATCCCTCAATCCCTCGCCTCGCCAGCTGGTCGGCCAGCGATGTGTTTCTAAATTCACCCAGAGTGGCTCGCTGAATCAGGGTTCCCTCAGTTCCGAACTCTCGCTTGCGACTGATGTGAAAATGCGAGTTATCGTCGCGACACCTGTAGGAATGCCGACGCCATCCGCAGTTTGCCAATAATTCGAGCCGTGCTGCATCGGCAGCCTTACGAGTGCGGAACACAACTTTGCCGCCGTGCTTAACTACTTCGCCATCCGAGTCGCGCACTGCATACTTCCGCGTAATAGCAAGAGCCGAACGATACGGGTTACTGGTGAATCGACTCTGCCTCATGCCGACTTATCCAATCTCTGAGATGCGAAGTTCACCGCACGCAGGTACGGCGTTCCGCCGTTCTTGCCAGGCACGCGGGTGGCGATGCACTCCTGACCCCACATGGCCCGGCGTGCCGTACCCATGGCGTCCAGGACAAGTGAGACCTGCCGACGCTTCTCGGCCGTCGCTGCCTCATGGTCCGCCAGTGCGGTCAGATAGGCCACGGCCAGATCGTCAGGCACGCGATGGTCTCGCGGGTCGATCTCCGGGTGCAGCTCGCGGATCGCCAGATGAGTCGCTTCGCTATCATCGATCGGCGGGCGCTCATTACGAGTCACCGTGGCCAAGAACTCCTCGGCTTCCTGGCGCATCAGCAGCGCGTCCTGCTCATCCCACTCGACCATGTACTCCCGGTAATCGCATGGCGCGATCAGCACGGCAACGTAACAGCGCCGCCGGCCGAGGCAGTCCATATACCACCGCGTCTGAGCCTTATAGCCCACTGGGATATCGTCGGTACCCGGCTCGCCCCAATACTCGCCCCATCGGGCCTGCTTGATTTCCAGCAATGGACCGTCCGGACCGGGATCCTCGCCGCCACAATCCCGGTCCGGCTGGCCGAGCTGGTAGGGCCGCTCGGAGTTGCGCCAGAGGCCCGTCCTCTCCACGGCGAACTCCGGATGGCACTCGGCGAACTTCGCGGCGATTACAGGTTCCAGACGCTTGCCCCACTCCATCTCGGGAGTCTCCTGTACCGGGGCAAGCAGGCCAGCCTTGCGGTGCCAGAGCGAGAATCTGGACTCGAACGGGGAGAGGCCCAGCACTGCGGCGATCTCGCTGCCGCCGAGTCCACCCTCGCGTGCCGCATGCCACTCTGCGGATCCAGGTTCAAAATGGCCAAGCTGGTCAGCGGCCATCGGGTTCCGCCAAACCATCCATCGGGAATCCTCCAGTCCGGACCGTCGCCCATTGCGATATTACCACCATTACATGCGACGTCGGTCCACTCTATCCGGCCGTGCTGCCGTAAGACGATCAGTCGGGGTGCCGTAGTGGTAAACAGTGTCGACGGTCAGCGGTCGCGAGTGGCATTCGTATGCCTCCATCGTTCGGACGCCGCGGTGATTGCGACGCATTGCTCGGCGAGCCGCCTTGTACGTTGGGTAGCAGCGTTTGCCGCAGTAGGCGCAGATATCAGGCGATGCGGCCATGCTTTCCAGTCGATTCCGTTGCTCTGCGGCATGTCGCCCTGCCCACAAGCGCCCGTTACGCACCCGCGGCACCGCCTTTCAATCATCCGTCAATCCGGTCGAACAGTGTCGGACCCGCATACTCGCCACCATCAGTATCATCTACCCGTTTCATATTCATCACCGCCTGGCGGTGATAGGAAGGCTTCAGTTCGATGCTGATCGCTCGACGGCCCTGCCGGACCGCGCAGTACGCGACGGACCCGACGCCGCCGCACGGGTCGACCACCAGCTCGCCCGGATTACTCCACAGAACGAGACAGCGGTCGATTACGTCTCGCTGCAACGGATGAGGATGCTTCTCGTCCTTATCCTCCTCGGCCTCCTCGAAGGGGAGGACGCGATCCAACCGGATATCATCCCAGAATGCCGATGCATAGCGCTGCCAGATGATGTGTGAAAATTTGTTCTGAATCTGATTTCCCGACCATCCCCGAAATGGGAGGACGTCGGGCGGCAGTAGCCGCTCACCGTAGTACTCAGTAAAGCCAGTGGGATGCTCGATCGGGACCGGATTGCTGCCGCGCTTACGGAACACGAGAAGATAGTCGGCACCTGCATTCGAGCATCGCGACGAGTCGTCCACGACCGATTTATGAGCCAGTGATTTCGTCATCGTCCTGTTCCGGACTGCGAGCGGCTCCTTCCAGATATGGTACCGCGCGATGTAGCCGAAGCCGCGATCCCTGTGCAGGCGGATGATATCGCCCGGGAAGTCGGTCAGCTCATCCTTCCCCGTATTGCCTGTCGGCACATCCATGCAGTGCACTGCGGTAATCCGTCCCGGCATTGTCACCCGATGCAACTCGGTCACAAGATAGGAAAACTGCTCAAAGAACTCATCGTAAGTTCGAGCGTTACTCATGTCTCGGTCACTGGACGAATAATTGTAGAGCGCGCTGCCGCCTTCTTTGGCAAACGGCGGAGAGTAGATACTCATGCCCACCGACTCATCCGGCAACCCCGGGAGGACCTCCATATGGTCACCGTTATATAGCGCGTAGCGATCCTCGACTACCTGGTCGAACACGAGAGCCATGAGGGCAACTCCATTTCTCTGTCGAAGGGGTTGGAGCGCTGGATTGACAACGCCTCGCGCATATGGCGCGTCAGGGAGTCGAACATGCGGTCAGCGGCAGCCGCCTTACGCTGGAGATTGGCCAGCATATTAGCGCTACCCTCCGAGGATACTACATCCACGATCACCGGGTTCTGCTGACCGAACCGCCAGCACCGACGGATCGCCTGATACCACGACTCGAACGAATGCGACGGCATGTAGGCCACCCGATGGCAGTGCTGCCAGTTGAGTCCCCATGCTCCGATCTTCGGCTTGGTGACGAGCACGCGGATCTCGCCGCGACCGAAAGCGGCCAGCTTCTCCTCCTTGGCCTCTACCGGATCGGAGCCACTGACCTGCACAGCGCCGTCAATAAGCTTGGCCAGCCTGTCGCCCTCGGCATTCAGATGGCACCACGCCACGGCCGGTTTCGCATCGGCCAGCACTTCGGCCGCCTTCTCACATCGCACCTGCAGCGTCCTGCGGGCTTCTTCGCGCTCCTCGTGCAGGCCGCTGGCCGGCATGTCGAACAGAGTGCCTTCCTTCGGTACTGCGGCCTGCACGACATGGTGACGATATTCTAGGGGCGGTAGCACGAATCCCTCATCGCTGAACTCGCCGAGGTCGCTCGGCTTGCGGCACGCTCTAGCCCAGCTTGACACCCAGCGCCAGAACGGATCCTCAGCGTGTCCCTTGAATCGCCACGCCGGGCCGTCCTTGAAGTGCATCATGGCGCCGTTCTTTGTGCGCGTACCGTCGATAGCCCAGCGGCCATACATATCCACCGTCTTTTGCTTGTTGACAAAGAATCTTGTCAGCATATCCACTAAACCGAGGTAGCCGAGGGCCTCGGAGGACGTCCCCAGCTCGGTGTAGTCATTCGGTGCTGCCGTCGCCGTGCCGAGCAACCGGTACGGCATGCACCGCATAAACTCAGTGACAATCTTACGTCGCTTGCCGTCGAATGCCTTGATCGCGGAGGACTCGTCGCATACCACACCGCCGAACGCAGCCGAATCGAATTTCTCCAGCCTCTCGTAGTTCGTCACCGTAATGGCGGCCGGAATCGAACCGTCGCGAGACACGGCTAGGTCGATTCCGAACTTATCCGCCTCCTCCTCGAACTGGAATGAGACAGCGAGGGGAGTGAGGATCAGCACGGGCTTACCTGTATGCCGGTAAACATTCTCCGCCCACACAAGTTCCATGATCGACTTACCAAGTCCGCAGTCGGCGAAGATCGCAGCCCGGCCCTGCCTGATCGCCCACTCGTCCAGGTTTCGCTGAAAACCGAATAGGAAGTCCGGCAGCCATAGCGGCTCGAAACCATTACCAGTATTGAACTGGCCGCGCGCTGCAATGAACTCGTCATAGTTCACTCGGACACCTCATCGAACAGCGTCGGCATCACCGCAGAGAACTCGGCGCGCACAGCCTCAGACTCGCGATCCCGCAGGTATCGCCCCAGCGCCTCGTAGATCTGACCGGCCGCCTCATCGGGGATGCTGAAGATATCACCCCGCGCGAATACGGTAACCTCAGTCCTCATTCCAGTGAATAGGATGCTGAACTCGCGTCCGCCGAATGGCACGTTAGCTAGGCCTTCATAACCGTTACTGTCAACACGACTCACGACTTCTCCCGGAGATTCAGTGGCATGAGGACATGCCGGTACTCGTCGAGGACATTGCCCTCCGCGTCACACGGCCGGATGAGGAAACCAGCCACATCCGACGAGGTGAAGACGAACGATGCCGAAGGCGACCGCAGGCAGGCCAGGGCATCACCGATGTACTGCGGCTTGACATTGATCCGGATCGGATCTCCCGTAATGGACTGAACATCCACACCGTCGTCGGCATCCCCGAGGCGCTTCTCGCCGCCGCCAGCATTCGCCAGTGCTACGCCATCCCCGGTGAACTCCATCGTGAGATGGCTGAACTCGCCCATCATCACCGCAGTCCGGTCGATCGCCGCGCGCAACTCCTGTACATCGACGACCACGCCGGTATTTGCCTTCTTCTCCGGCTGGTCCAGTACGCTGGCCAGCGCCGGGTACTTCCCGGCAAGCAACCGGCTGGTGACGGTAAGCTGCCGCGTACCGAATGTGATGATCCCGTCGTTGACACAGACCGTCACATCGCCGTCGGTGCCGACGTGACGGAGTACGTCAATGGGTACCACCGCAGAATCACAATCCACCTCGGGCCCGCTCCACGGTACCGGTAGGCGCGCGAGGCGGTATTTGTTCGTGGCGGACAGAATCAGTTCGTCATGTCCGAACTCGCATGATACACCTCGAAGAATCTCGTTCTTCGTCTTGCCCTCCGCGTCGGCGGCTGGAATCACCCGGTCCAATGCGGTCACCAAGGTCTCGGCGTCCACCCGGCCGATCACATCACCGACCGCCGGCCACGTCGGCCAGAGCTCCGCGTCGATCTCGGGGAGAGACCACTTCGGGCGGCCCGAACGCACTTCCAGGTGCGTGCCGTCAGCTACCAGCGACACCTCGGCGCCCGCGGGTACCCGCTTGGCCACCTCGGCCAGCAGGCGAGCACTCACGACCGCCGATCCGGACTGCTGGACCACGGCAGGACAGCGGGCCGTGCCAAATGTCTCGAAGTCGCTGGCGGCCAACTCCAGGTCATCGCCAGCGGTCAGCTTGACGCCTGCGAGCACAGGCGTCACCGGATTGCCGGGTGCGATCTTCGCTGCCCACGCAGCAGCCTTACTGAGATCCTCGCCCTTGCAGGTCAGTTTCACAATTCCTCCGGTCAGTAGTAGGGGGTCTCTTCCGCGGCATCGTATGCACCGCACTCTAAGCAGCGCCCGTCGATATCCAAACCTTCATCGGCATCGCCCTCGGCGCCACAATTATGACAGACAAATTCGACGTACGCAGGGAGCGGCACGGGAGCCTATTCCATTACGATCCTCCGGATCTAAGTCACTCTGGATACTCGCCGATGTCATGTAATTCCGCACAGACTTCACATGCATCAGCAGGATCACCGCAATAGCAGTTAGCCTCATCCTCAGCTTCGCTAGGCAACACACCTAACGGCAGCGCATACACACGGGCACCACTGCAACGCAGACAGCTCTCATTGCGGCAAACCGAATTCCAAAAGGTCGTCATCAGTAATCCTCCGCCCCCCCTTAAGAACGAACATGGCGGGAGTCCATTCAGCCACTATTTCCCCAATCCTAGGTCGCCATCGGCGCCATGCTTATCGCACAATCCGACCTCGGTCACGCTCCAGGCCGAAGCAAATTCAACCAACGCGCCACTAGGTACCTCCTTCGGGTGATTTGACACGCGCCATCCAGTGGCCGTTCGTGTGACCGTTATACCTGAAGGTCTGCCATCGCGGGCAGCCGATTGTAGAACAGAACCGACCGGGAGGCCATCCGCGTAATCCGTCATACTTGAATTGAATCCATCGCCAGGGCGCAAGTGCGTCACCTTGTCCAACTCCCCTCATCCTCCATTACGATCCTCCGTATCCAAGGCACATCGGATCGCGAGGCGCCGCCGGATACTCCGTGCTCACCATGGCCATAACCTTGCAAGTCGCGGACTTGATCGCCTCTTTGAGGCAACCATTAACGAGGCCGGCGTGTGTGACAAGTTCCCCTCCGACAGTTTCACTGCTCACAGTTTGCGAAATGTCGGTCACGTTCTCCCCGGGCCGGGAACCCGGCGGATCAATGGTAACGTGAATACGAACGCGGACGGTCGGTGTCAACATCTCATCCTCCATTGCCTAGGGCCGCCGCCCGCATCGATCCTACCGCAACCACGGCGCAACCGCTAGTCATTGCGAGCCCCGCGGAGGTCCGTGCGGTACCCACGGCCACGCATCTGGCGCAAACCAGCACGCACGTCGGCGAACCGGTAGCGATTCTCTCCCCCTGGTCCGGGGTCACGGGTCACCGCATGAACGCCGTATCGGCCACACCATGCGGATACACCTCGATTACTCGAATAGCCGATCAGCACCCTGACCTGAGAAGTGGTCAGGGTGCTGATGTTGTCACTGATCATTCGATCTCCCTAGCCAGCAGCGCATCACGCTGACACTGCTCCAACTCCCGCACTTGCTGCAGGGTCATTGCGTTCGTGCACGCCCGCTGGACAATCTCTAGTGCTCGCTCTCGAGTGACGCCCTGGAACAGGTGCTGGCCGGGCTGGGCGATACCGGGGGTCAGAACCCGGATGCTCCAGCCGGTGCAGGATGCGTTCACGGCATGCAGCCAGAACGTCACGCCGTCGGTGTCGCGCTTGATGCGGTAGTCGCCGAACCGAATCTGAGTGACGATGGCGGCCATGGCGAGTGCTCCTTGGTTGGTTTGCCTGCGGTCTCACCTATAACATCGCTGTACTACTCAGCAACGTTACATGCCCGACGCGGGCGTGTCCACTCACCTGTCGTACAGCGGGGCGAGATACTGCCAGGCCCAGTCCGCGGCCTGCTCGGGGGTCATGTCCGGTGAGGCTACCGACGGTGCCGCGTTGGTGGTCACATGCGACACGACGGACAACTCAGGTTCGGGATCCGCTGACAACCCATCCGGGCCTGCGTCCGCAGGCTCACGCGGCTCCGCGCCCGGGCGCACGAGATCCCACCATGCCGAGTCGTGGTGGGTCAGTTGGCCGGGTTCATAACTCCACACCAGAGACATCGGATGACCGAGGCGGCAACGCTCACAGGCGGATTGCCCGGACAGCAAGAGCCGCTCGCCGCATGCACAGTAGGCTGGCGCGACTCTCCATTGTGGATCAGGAATCGCCCGTGGTGGTTCTGGTGACAACTCATGGTACGCGAATACCCGACCGTAAATGCCCCTGCACTTTTTGTCTGGGTGTTCAGTTCGCTCGCCAGTCTCCGTGTAATCGCAGAATGCCCCCCGACGCTGGCCGTGCTTCTCGTGCATCTCGATAGCGATCGCAACATGATCACGTAAGTCATCTATCCAATACCAGTAACCAGTCCACGGGCCACCAACCGCGACGGCTGGTTCCCGCTCGAATGCCTCACGGGCGAATTTCTCCTGCCAGTCACCTGTCGGCCACTTCTCGCAGAGCCACCACTCGGGAGGATTCGGGGGAATCGCACGCCTGACTGCTGCGGTGCGCCTAGCCATGGGACGCCGCAGGGACACCGTACGGCTCCGATGGCACGTAGGGCACGCAGAGCGGATGCCTCGGGAGGCCCCGCGCGGTGCGACCTAGGCAGTGGAGAGTGACTCCCAGTTCACCCATCATGCCCAGGACCGCGGCGGCCCGCCCACTCACCATCTGGTGCGCCCCCCACGCCACGACCACCAGGGAGCACTGCGCCACCGCGGCCCGGATCTGTCCGTCGTTGTCCGGGCCGATCGGATCTTCGTGCCCCTTCAGCTCCTCGGGGTTCGTCGCCCTGAGCGCAAACAGGTTAAGCACGACAATGCCACCGTAGCCCCACAGTTGAGAGAACCTGATGCAGCGCCGGATCGTTGGGTCATCACGCTCGCGTCCAGCTTTGCTCGGATTGAGCATGATGAAGCAGGCAGTCGGCCTGCCGGAATCCCAGGTGCGGGTCAACCGGTAGCGCCATGGACGGTGCACCGGATCCTCGCACAACTCGCGGTCGCCTGATTCACAGTCGGTACACGGACTGAATGCGGCGTCGCTAGTGGTGGTGCCGAACAGATCAATCATTTTCCCACCGTCCCGTTCCTGCTGATCCTTGCGTCATGCACAGCCTCATTCTTCATTAATTCATTTACCGCGGACAGGCGAGTCAATTCCACCGAGTCGACACCCCGGCAGTCACCACCGCACCAATAGCACTCTAACATCGTCATATCCGGCAACGCTGGCTTACCCACCACCGGTAGAGCCGGACCGATGAGACCGCGGCGGCGTGCTATCGCGTTCGCCGCCCGCGCGAGCCACTCGGTCGCTGCGTAACGTGCGAGTTCAAACGACGGGCACGGCCACCACTGCTCGCACGTTACGCAGCGACCGTACCTTCGGTACCGATCGGCATTGCACTCAAGCGAGTGGTGTATGTCGGCGGTCAGCTGGAGAATTTCCACGAGCTCGGCCGTGGATTCCCGATCGCCTGCGGGGTAACTCATCAGTACCTCAATCGTCTCACTCATGCGCGGCTTGCCAACCCAACTCACCAGTGTCCATCGTGATACGGCGCCATCGGTTCAGTCGGCTCCCAGGGGAGCATCGTGCCGTGGCGGAGCTGCTCGGGCCACTGGCGATCCTCGCGGCTACCACGCCAGGACACCACGTCGACGACCTCAGCGCGACGCTCCCGGGCCTCCCTCGCGCGACGAATACCGAAGCCGTACTCGGGCCAGCGCATCCACAACGATGAGCCGATTGGCGCCATCCGACGATCGCCGTTGCCGTCCTCACCTTTCCCGGAATGCGCCTCGATCAGCAGGGCGAATCCATGGCGGGCCCGCAGTGCGTCCCACACTGCCGCGACAGCACGCACCTTTGTCTCGTCGGACGGATCGCCGTTGAACATCTTATACAGCGGTCCGACCACGAGAAGATCCGGCGCTGACGAAGAGACCGCGTGCTCCATCCAGGCAACATCCTTTGTACCCAGCAGGTCGAGTCCCTCGGGGCGAACGTCGATGAACATCCGAGACTTCCAGTCCGCGCCAGAGAGTCCAGCACGGTTCCTGATCGCATCCACCTGCCCGAGTATCCGCCTGTACCTGCGTCGGTTCTGCACTGCCGAGTTCTCGCAGTCGACGACGGTGACGCGTATCCCTCGATCGCCCTGACCGAGAACCGCTCCCGAAAACGGATGCACCGACCCGGCGAGACATGCACCTATCTGGGACGCCAGATAGGTCTTTCCCCCTCCCTCATTTCCCGTGATGATGGTGCGCTCGTTGTGCTCCAGGAGCCCAGGCACCAGCCAGTCATACTCCATCGGTCCATCCATGAATTCCCCCATGGACTGAGGCCCGGGTATTCCGTCCGGCTGTACGGATTCCTCAATGTCGTCACAGGCCGCACGGAACTCAGCCAGCGCCAATCGGACCGCGGCATCCTCGTTATTCGCCCACCCGTACTCCATGCGCTGCATCATCCGGATGGACACTTCCATCAGCCGGCGCCGCGCGGCGAGTTCGGCGATCCGCTCGCCGTACCACACCACGCCGGCATGGTCACCTGGTCCCGTGGCCACCGTATGCAGCCAGGGACCGTCGATCTTCGTGACGTGACCGCGGGCAAGAACCTGGCCCATGGTAGTCACCATGTCGACTGTCTGGCCGCTGGCATACATTCCAGCAAGAACTGCAGCCAATAGCTTGTGCCGACTGTCCCACATTGACGGAGCAAGCCGACCGCAGAACTGCAACGCCAGCTCGTCACCATGCAGCGCTATCTTCAGCAATGCCTGCTCGGCCAGCAGGTCGTAGGCGAACTGCGGTGGATTAAGTGGATTATCAGTCATTGCGACGCCACGACCTCACTGAACGAACAGCCACACTTCGGACAGCGGCCGTCGACGGTCAGCTCGTCCTCATAGCCGGACCATGAACACTCCGGCGCATCGCACTCAACGTACAGATCTACCTCGTCGGGATCGTACATATCGGACCCATAGTTGACCATCGCATCCTCCATGACACACGCCGTCGCGTAATCACTCATTTGTCGACCACCCTTGCCTCATCTGTCAGGCCGAGTTCTTTCTGAACGAGACAGCGGATCAGGCGCGAAGCACTGATACCCCGTTCTGTCGCCGCACGGAATAGCACATCACGTTCACTTGATGGCATCTTGGCGGCGACCACCACCATTGGCCGTGATTCTCGCGATGCTCTGTTCATTCCTGCACGAACCTCTTCCAGTCGGTCACCGGCAGTTCGGTGGCGGAGACCCGGCCGGGTCGCGAGCTGCCGGTGGTGCTCGTCATGCGGGCAAGCTGCTGCTCCACGGCGGCGTACCCGGCTCTACCGGCCATCCGGGCAGCGTGCACCACGCGCCGTGGATCGTTGCCGGCGACGATGAGCGCGCGGATCTCCCTCCCTGCCCGCCCCCGCAGGTTCGCGCTCGGCTCCACACTGGCGTGCGCCGCCCGGTAGGCGTCCACGAACTCACCGACGGCGCGCTGGACGTGCTCAGCTTGCTCGGGCGGCAGGGTCGAACTTGATCGTTTGGTCCCGTTAACTTTCCCACTGTTACCCCGTGATCTTTCGTTGCCAGCGGAACCACCTACAGGCGTCGGGGTCTGCTCTTGACCGTTGCCGTTGCTGTTGATCTTTTCCTCAAACCCTAGCTTCGAAGAGGAGGGATCATCACCCAGCCCCTCCAGGCCCTCTTCTGCAGCGCTTTGATCTTCTCCCGGGCCTCGGCCCGCGCGCGACGCGCCAGCGTTCGTGCCCGAAGCGCTAGCTTCGGAAGCATGGTTACTTGGGTTTGGTTCAACTGGGTATGGTTCCGATCCGCCACATCTGTCGTATGGCTGTCCAGCGCTCTGACCAGCAAAAATGTCGGATTGTCCCCCGTCAGCTCCACCCGACGGATCTGACGGCTGGTTGTGACCTGCGGATTCACTCTGTTTTTGCTGGTCAGCTCCACCCGTCAGATGTGACGTATGGAGGAGCGCCGCGATCGGATCTTCGCGAGGATCGTCCAGCGGCAGGAAGTAGTGATTCCGGCCGTAGTTGCCGTCTTCCTTGCGCGTCCGGACGATCACTAGGGCGTCGGCCTCCCGGAGTGCCCGGATGGCTCGCTGGGTGGTTCGCTCGCTGCAGCCGAGGTCGCTGGCCAGCCGGGCCTCACCAGGCCACGCGTACCGCTTGCCGTTGGCGTACCTGCCGGCGAGCCATGCGTAGTGCCGTAGCGCGCTGGCGTCGCTGATTCGTTCGACGACCCACAGAGGAACGAGCGCGACCTGCGTCTGCATCGTGCCGCTCATCGCGACCACCCACTGAGGTCGCTACCCCGGAAATGAACGAGACCCCTTGGGCCGAAGCCCGCAGGGTCTCGTGAGACAACACCAATACACTGAAGTGCTGTCAGCTTATCAGAAGTTACCGGGGTGCCGCAGGTGACATACCTCATGGGTACGGAGTCCTTTCAGTGTATTTATGTTGTGTGCACCTCATCGAAACGCCCGGTGTCTCACGTCGGGTGTCCTGCAATTTTACCGCACCGTGGCCAGACTGTCAGGTCGCCGGAACGGTGGTGAGACCGCTGGTCAGGGGCACCCTCCCGCCTGCGCTACCGCTCTGCGTCGATGCGCCAGCTTGCCACCCTGACGTGACTGGCATGGTGCGCACGCCGGTCCGATGTTGTCCCGCGTGTACCGCCCGCCGTCGCACCCGGGGGTGAGTCGATCGATCGTCAGGGTCGCCTTGATGAGCGTCATCCAGCAGTACCGGCAGGCCACGTGGATGCCGTCGCCGAAGTGGTCGAGTATCCACTGTCTGCGTATAGCTCGATCGTGTGATGACCCGCGGTCGTTCCGGTTGGTGGTACCCCTTCGGCTGGTCATCGGAGCGCCCAGCTCGGCCGAGTATCCGGGTATTGATCCCAAGTTCTACTGTCGAGTAACCGCCAGCCTGCCTTCGGGGTCCTGCCACCCCATTGCTTGAAGAAGAACGGCACGCCAACGTCGACGCACTGGTCGTGTAGCGATCTGGTCATTCTGTCCACCCCGCGTCCGATGCGTCGGCAGCGGCAGTGATCGCGGTGACCAGCTCCCGAGCCTGCTCGGTGGTTAACTGCGTGATGATCTCCCCGCGGTTCGGGTCGATGATCCGCATCCCGACGCCCCACATCCAGCAGGCGTCGACGGCGATCTCTCCGTCAGGTGGAAGGATTGTGTCGATGGAGGCTTGTGCGCGCTTGGTGTTGCAGGGGCACTCCGCAGCCGGCTCGCTCATCACACCTGCCACCCAGTAAAGCAACCAGTCGCCGGAGCCTCAGATTGGCTACACGACGACTGGTCGTTTGTCTCGGTGGTGGCAGCACCGCTCACTAGACTGGTCCCCAGTGTAGCGGATTGATCGTGAGTACACGAAAGAGTTGGACCGCGCATGTAGCGCTCCTTTGCCTAGTGAGTTCGTATGTGTGACCGAAGCCACTTGTTTACCGCTGACCCGAAGTCGAGGCCGAACCTCCTCCGCAGATCTGCCACAGCCTGCGGATATAGACAAGTTTACCGCGTCGAGCGTACGGGTGCCATGCCCGGATGGACGGGATCGATCAGGGTGCCGCTGACCAGCGATGGAGGGGGCTTGGCTTGGTGTAGCTACAGCCTATCCGCTGTAGCTACACCAAGCAGGAGGCCCTGATGACCACCACGACCCGTGTCGAGTGCACCTGTAAGATCTGTGCCGCCAACGCCGTGAAACTGAACCGACTAGTCCTAGCTGCCGAGATCGCCACCGCTGGCGTTCAGCGCCTCGGTCGTAACGGCAAGTTGTCTAAGCAGGCTATCCACGGCATCGTGCACGCTGCGAACCACCCGGTGCTCGGCAAGGCTCTGGCCAAGCACCGTACCGCCTACTGGGCGGCCTGATATGGCTACTACTCCCACTCAGATCCGTATCCCGTACGACCTGAAAAACAGGGTCCGGGCAAAGGCTACCGCGCAGGGGCTAACCCTTACCGACGTGGTAATTTGGGCATTGACGGAGTACGTGAGTCTTGCTGAGCACGGCAAGGGCGATCCGAAGCGCTAACATCCAGTAGGTACCGCACAGCGGCCTCGCCCTGTTGCGGTACCACGCCGTTGCCGAGCATCTTCAGCGCCTCGTTACGGCCGACACCGGGCACGGCGGTGACCCATCCCTCGGGCAGGCCCATCATCCATTCGACGAAGATCGGCGAGAGCTGCTTGCCGCCGCGCTTGCCCAGCATGGTCGGCGCTGGCGCTGGCCTGCCTAGCCGTCCCCCCCATCGTCGAATGGCGGGTCCATAGGCCCCCCAATCCAGAAAATGTCCAGTAGCGTCTGCCCTGAGTGGTGCTTGCTGTCGGGATTCGACCGTCCGGACGTCGCATTGCGCGCCCCGTTCGCGTCCGTAGCTACTGGCGTCGGCAGTAATGCCCCAGTCGGGGGGTGCTCCTTGCGCGCCATGGTCTCCAGTGATTCCCGCACCGGTCCCACTCGACCCATCGAGCCGCCCTGATTGCTCCCGTAGGTGGATGCAGTCGGCGTCGGCAGGAGTCGATGGATCGTCTCGCTCAGCGGTCGCCCCGTCTGATCCTCCCATCCAGCTCCCCGAATCCCATCCCGCGCCGTTGGTGTCGGTAGTAGCGTGGCCGTTACGTCTTGCAGGGTCACTGAGTGACCGCCAGATTTCCGCTTCTCCGGATCCTGCGGACCGCCCCGGTCCGAATCGTATGCCCCGGGAGTGGGTAAGAGCTGATCGATCTGCGCCTCCAGCCGACCCCTGGCCTGCCGAGTTGATCGCGTATAGTTCCCTACCCCATTCGCCGATGAGGTTCGTGGAGTGCCCAGCAGGCCATGCAAGGATGAAGACTCGGTATCGTCCATGGGGGGCTCCGACGTCGGCAGCGCGTAGGCCACACCATCGCGTGTCATACCCGATGTCGGCCAGGTTGCCGAGAACGCAGCCGAGTGCCCGCAGAGGGGCTGCTCCGTCGTCTCCCACACACCACGTACAGGATTCCAGAACGCCAGTGGCGTGCTGTGAGAGGATTCCGCGAACATTTTCTATCACCACCAGATCTGGTCGGAGTACGTCAATTGCCGTGGCCATATGCGACCATAGACCGGAGCGCGTTTGCGAATTGAGGCCAGCGCGCTGGCCAGCCAGTGAGATATCTGTGCAGGGAAATCCGCCCGTCAGGACGCTCACGCGCGGCACTGCTGACCAGTCCACCAATGATATATCACCGAGATTCGGCACCTTCGGATGGTGATGCTCGAGCACCCGGCATGCGGCAGGTTCGATCTCCGAAAACCACGTAAGGTGCCCTGGGAGGACTCGCTGTACGGCCATGGTCAGGCCGCTATAGCCCTCGAACAGTCCGCCGTAGGTCAGCACGAGGCACCTGCATCCGCGATCACCTGGTCGATCGCGTCGGCCATCCGGGCCGCGGCAGTAGCATCGCCGACCGTCAGCTCAAACTGGACCGTCAACAGCCGTGCCGCGCCGTCTGCTGACACCACCAGCTCATTGAGTTCGCTGATGCTGGCGCCGAATAACACGGTCAGCAGTTCGCTGGTGAGGCGCTCCAGGCCGACGCGATCGAGATCCAGCGGACCGTAGATCCACGCCTGACGACCGTCACCGCCGAAGCTGGGCAACCCGGGCCTCCAGTTCCTCGATGGTGACGCCCTGCCTCTGGGCGATCTCAGCGACCATCTCGTCGCGGGTTAGGCCCTTTCCGGGATGGGCGACGTGGTATCGCTGGATGTGATCGTTAGCCTCGCGGATGGCCATCCCGGTCGGCTCGGGGTAGCCGTAGTCAGCCGGGTCCACCCCCTGACGCTGGTAGTAGTTCCGAATGCAGGAGTTATGCGCTAGCAGTCGAGCTGCGTCGTACTGATCCTCGGTCACGCCACACGTGTCACACATTTGTGATCCATCCCCTGCTACGTCGAAAGATATTGCGTAACGCTATCGTCGCTCATTCCACCGAGAACCCATATGAGCGTGTTTCTGACAGCCTCAGTCTCACCATCGCAGTCTTCCCCCTCGGCATCGAATCGAGCCAGCATCTGCTCGATCTCTATTGGCGCTCGCATGGAATCCTTCCGTTGCCATCCTTCAGTATTGATTCGGCCAGCTCGTTTCGCTCGGTTTCGGCCAGGCAGTCCGGAAACATACAGGGACTCTCGCAGTCGTGCGGGAGTATGGTGCATCCGTGGTGGCAGCCGCACTCGTCGCGCTTGTCTATTATCACTGAGGCCCCCCGTGTGATCGGCACTGCCGTGCCAGTACCCTAGTTCGATGCAGTAGGCCTGGTCGCCATTCCACTTCACGTAGCGATGCCATTCGACGGGGCATGCCCAGGCTTCTACTCGCGTGCCGTTACTGGCGGTTCCTAAGTGCTGTACTGGCGTCGGCTCAGTCATCGTCGTCACCCCGGAGCTGCCTCAGCGCGTCCTCCGTTTTGGGAGGCCCGCGCCAGATGCCGACCGATTCGTCGAGGAACATTGCTCGCTGGCCGGCAGTCATGATCTCGTTCGGCCTCAGGCATGGGTCTCCCTCGGTGAGCGCGGCGACCCTGTGGCGGTCGAACAGCGAGACCGAGGAGAACGTCTCGCAACATCCAGCGCAGTGCGCCCAGCTGGTTGCCCGCCACATGCGATTGCATTGCCAGCAGTGCCCGAGCGGTGAGGTATTATTCCGGCCAGCCACCACGGCGCGGGCTGGTATCCAATCTTCATTGGCGGGCACCGTGAAGTCGAGTAGCGCGCCCTGGAGATCTGGCTCGGTGAAGTCTGGCCCCTTGGGGATCTTTCCGTCAGCACGGAGGATCGCAAGTCCGTCCGCGCCAAGTTTTGAAAGATTGGAGCGATGCACCGCAGTCACTGCTGCGCCTCGTCGAGCAGATCGCACCGCATCGACTGCACTGCCTTCGTCCAACGGTCAATCAGGCTACGTCGATCGACGGTTGTGTCTGCGCCCCAGTCTACGACGGTGAGATCACATTGCCTCGCCACCTGCGCACAGCCGCTTGTGCCAGATGGCACGCTCATAGCGAAGGCTAGCGTGAGCGACCCCGGCGGGATGCTGGCGATCATTATGGCATTGCGCAGATATCCAGCATCGGGGCAATACGCTCGACCAGGCTGATTCCTCCGCAGACCGTGTTGGCAGCGATCCGAGCAGGTCGTCCAGTTTGCCGGGTACGCCTCGGTCATCATATTCATCCTCTGACCGCAGCGCGCTGCGGTCAGATCAGCGCCGCGGGCACCGCCGTGCACGAGCGTGACCTCGCTGGCGGGTACACCGAGGCTGAGCACGGCTGATTTCAGGGCCACCCGGATGAGATTCGCGTCAGTCCAGGACCGACTGCCGGTGACGAGGAGGCGTTTCATGTGTATACGCCCTCGATGATTTCGTCAACAAGAAATCTCAGAAAATCCGCCGAGTTCGTTTCATTAAAGAGCATGCGCGCTAGCTCCGGTGAGATTCCGAGTAGCCCGGCAGCAGCCTTGCTGATTGTTACCCGTGCGCCAGTCTCTGGGTTTTTACAGGCACCGGCCCACAGGTTCCCGTTACCGTACGGTTCGAATAGGACCCTCCATCCGGACATAATGACGGTATGTCCGGCGAAACAGTAAGCCGTGCCGCATTCGTTACGTATTGCCCACATCTTCTGATTGTGCTCGTCCGGGTGATTCTCGATGTGCTCCATGACCTTACGAAGCAGTGGGACATTGACTGCCATTACGATCCTCTCACCATGGCCACCACATGACCGACATGTTCGCGCCAATGATCCAGCCGAGCAGGCCGGCACCACCTACGATGCCGGCCGCCGACCAGGGTCCGATCCGAATACGGATCATTATGAGATCAGCTCGGACCCGGGCGGCCCGGCTTGCCCCGCTGGGTAATCTTGCCCTGCTCGATGGAGTCCCACTTTCCGCGGTGCCCGGTCATCGCCTGCGCGGCGTTCAGTGCATCCTGGACATCGTCGCCGGTGTAGGCGATCGAGTAGATAACGGTGCAACTCTCGGGGTCGATGCAGTGGATGCTGTACTGCTTGGCGGAACCCATCTGAATGGTGAAGCTCATGGGAGGGTGTTCCTCTCTTGTTTGAATGACGACTGATGCGGCTATCAGTTCTGCTTCGGCACAAGCTCGACCCAGTCGGCCACGTCCTCATCCGAGAAGGCCTGCATCTGCAGCCCGTTCGCTGGGTTACCCATCAGCGGGTTCGGACGGTAGGCCGTCAGGATCCAGGAGCCGTTGCCCTCGAACTCGACATCGAACCGTTGGGCCACGAACCCTTCAGGACTGACCCGGGCTTGTATCAATGGGGTGGTCACGTGTTCGATCATACCGAAGTGCCAGCAGTTCCGCCGAGATTGTCATCGGTATTATCAGTGAGTGAGTCTGCGATCGGCAGATAGCCCCGACGCTTCAGCGCGTCACCGACGATGACATTGACGAGTCCGTTCTTGCTGACGGACGGCCGATGATCTGCGGCGCACCTCGTGACGGCGTCCCAGACCGCAGCGTCCCATCTGATCGTCACGGGGGTAGTCTCTGACATGAGGACATGGTACCACCATGGTTGCATGGTAGCTGTACTCGTGCTCGATACCCATAAGCCGTTACCATGTACCGGTGCTCAGGTGCGTATGCCAGAGGCCGATTGCTGTTCCATGGATTGCTGCTCGGGTTGCGACAACAAGGGAGGCAACATATTGAACAGCAACATCAGTCCCGAGAAGCGCGGCGGCCTGAGCACTGCGGAAGCGGTACGTCGTCGTGATCTGGAGGCCGCCCGATTGGCCGCCCTCCGCTTTTCCTACGACCAGATCGCGACGCAGCTAGGCTACGACGATCGCTCCGGCGCCTGGCGCGCGGTCCGTCGTGGTCAGGAGCTGATCGCCCGCGAGCCCCATGACAACATGGTCCTGCTGGACCTGCACGAGCTGGACGAGATGGCCCGGCAGGCGTGGGCAGTGCTGCAACGCACGCACTACGTCGTCGACAAGGGCGCGGTGGTCGTCTGGGAAGGCCGGCCCCTGAATGATGACGGCCCGATCCTGGCGGCGATCGCCAAGCTGCTCGACATCCAGCGCCGTCGCGCCGACCTGGTGGGCCTGGACGCCCCGAAGCGCCTGCGGGTCGCCGACGCGTTACCCGACCTGGACGCAGCGGTACAGGAGTTGGCTGCAGAGCTGAGGGCGCTCCCGGGCGGGTCGGTGTCGGACGAATGACGGCAGCAACCACCCGCCAGTTCGCCGAGGGCCGCTCCGATCGGGAAGTGGCGGCCCTCGCCGCCCAGGTCCGGTCTAGGGCGCGTCGGATGCGGACGATCCGCGAGTATCCGACTGGCCTTGACCTGGCGGTCGGTCACGATCGGCGGATCGTCCGCACGCCAGCACTGGACCTACTTAATGAGCGTATCAATGAGACTGTCCGATCAGGTGACGGTAGATTGGTGATATCAATACCACCACAAGAGGGAAAGAGTAGTCTGACGCGCTGGACATGCGCACAGCTGCTCATCGAGCACCCTGACCTGAGATTAGCGTACGTATCCTATGCCGCGTCGTTAGCCCGTACGTCCGGCCGGATCGTCCGGGGACTCATCAGGCAGCACGGCAGTCAATGGGGGATATCAGTTTCCCGCGAGCACGCCGACGCATCAGACTGGGAATTGGCTGGTCACCGGGGCGGAATGATTGCCGTCGGTCGTGACGGAACTATTACCGGACGTCCGGCGGAGGGCATCCTCATCGACGATCCGCTGAAGAATCGCAAGGAAGCGGACTCGCTGATTATCTTGGACTCACTGAATAATCTCTGGGAAGCGGTCATCCGCCCGCGTCTTGCGCCGCTCGCGTTCGTGATTCTCATCATGACCAGGTGGGCGGAGAAGGACCTAGCTGGCAGGTTTGAATCCGAGGGCTGGCCGGTCGTCAATATCCCAGCTTTAGCTGATGGCAAGGCTCCGGATGCGCTAGGCCGACCGGTTGGTACCTACATGATTTCAGCTCGCGGCCGAACCGAGCAGGAGTGGCGACAGATTCGTGCGGACGTCGGTGAACGGGAATGGGCAGCCCTTTATCAGGGGATGCCGGCACCGCCAGGTGGTACGTGGTTCCAGCAGGCCTGGTTCGACCGTGACCGGGTGACCGAAGCGCCTGCGGACTGTCTACCGCCGATTGTCTATGTGGACCCGGCGGACAATACCGGCGGCGGCGATGAGGCTGGCGTGATCATAGGCCGAGTGGACGCCAAGCGGCACGTCTACGTCGGGCCGGACTATACGCAGATCGCCACCATGGCCCAGTGGGTGCGGATCGCCCTGCTCGCTGCGGTACGCCATGGCGCCGTCGCCCTGGCCTACGAGCGGTCGCTGTCCGGTCTGCCGAAGGCGATCCGCGAAGGGTGGTCGTCCCTGCGCCAGCAGGCGATCGAGCTGCAGCGGGCATCGGGAGCAGGCGAGACCGCATGGCCGGCATCGCCGGATCAGGAGGCGATAACTTCCGCCATGGCCGTGTTGGTGCGCGAGGACGACACTCCGGAGACGCACGACGAGGTATTGGCCGAGGTGATGGAACTCTGGCCGTATGTGCATAAGGTGCTCGCCTACCCGCAGGACGGCCCGCAGCGGCGCACCATCACCCCAAGGGGGACGAAGCTCTTCCGGATCATGTCCGCATCGCCCGCGCTGCAGAACCGTCGGGTGCACGTGATCGGTAAGCTGCCCGAGATGGAGCACGAGGCGGTGACATGGTTGCCCGGCAAGCCGAGCCCGAACCGGCTGGACACGCTCGTGCATATGATCCACGACCTCGGCGGAGCCGTGCCGGCGACGCTGTCCAAGCCGGAACGCCAGCAGGGTCAGCTCCCGACCCGGTCTGCCCGGAGCGGATACAGCGCAATGATCTATAGGTCGGCGAGACGATAGGAGGGTCAGGCTGTGCAGCCGTTGCCGAGGTCAACTCAGGCGGGCCGCGGGCAGCTGTCCGGCCCTGCGGGCACTCCGCGCCAAACCCGGAGTATCACTGCGCATATTACTGAGGTACAACCCGGAGTCATCCAGTTCGCGCTGGACTTCGGATGGAAATCGAGTCTCGCGCGGACGCCCGGCCAGCTTGCCCAGGTACTCGCCTCGGCGTTCGTTGAAGCGCAGATTGCTAATTACGCAAAGTTCCGCAATGGTCCCTATGATGATGGGACCGCACCCGACGGGTTAGCCGTGAAACGGGAGTACCCAATCCGGCGCGGTCGGCGTATTGACGTGCACGACCCGCGGCTGTGGAAAAAAGACGCCGACGGCAAATGGATATCGCCGGGTTCGGGTCGAAGGTACAACCCCGACGCTCAGGTCGTGCAACGAGTCAAGGCGCAACTGGCCAGAATGTGGACGCCGGAACCGAAATCGGACGGTGATGGTACATGACGATTGTTCGCGGCCGGTGGTTCCCTGCACTGGTGATAATCCCGGGTATGCCGAAACCGTGGCGGCGCTGCTACGTACTCGCGGCTGATGATGGCTTGCATGTCTTCCGGCAGCGCGGTGAGCAGGCTGACTGGCATTCTGGTATAGACTGGACTGCCACGGTGCTGCCGACCACCCAGCGGGAGGTCCAGCGCGGCGTTAGCGTGCATACGGACGATGGCCTCGTGGTGGTTACGCTAGGCTCTGGGTGTTCGTGTGGATCGATGGGCAACTGGAGGGGTCCATCTTGGGCCCGGGAGGAGCTGGCACGACCATGAGTGAGTTGATGGCATATCTGATATTAGGGTCACTGCTTATCTTCGGGGTGATAAGCAGCTGGGTTACATTCGACGACTACTGGGGCGGGCGCATCGGACTGCGCCCAATCGTCGTCAGCATTACTGCCGTTATCTGCTACGCGAGTCTCAGTGGATTGTACTTCACATCCGTTGTACTCGGTTATTCCGATACATCGGCGGCAGCCGACGCAGCCTTCTGCGCCCTGTTCGCTTTGGCGCTCGGTGTAGATGTGAGCCTGGCGACGGCTATTTTTTGGCGCACGGTACAGGCCCGCAGGATTCCTGGTAATGATGTGGCAGTGCGGAGATGACCTTGTGCCGGAAGTTGACTCATCTGAATGTGGACTCCCGCGAGATAACCCCTGAATCCGTCGAGCTGGCGCAGTGGCACTTCGATAATTTCGTCGTGCAGGCGCAGATAGCCGCCGCCGTGATGACGCAGTTTCACGACGCCCTGCGTGCTGCGATGGTTGACATTGCACAGGTAGTAACCGAGGTGCGCCGTCGTGCCTGATTGGTTCGCCCCTCTCCCTCTGCTGCTTGATGCGCTGGCCGTGACTTATATCGTCTACCTCATCACCACCGACGGTGGTCCGTTGAGTCCGATTCGCGAACGGATGCTGGATCGGATGCCGGGCCTGCTGGTCAAGTGGGCGTCTTGCCCTTGGTGCGCTTCGGCGTGGGTGGGTGCTGCGGTACTCGCGTTACATGCCCTGCTACCGGCCATCTGGCCGTACGCTGCTGCCATGCTGGCCACTGCGGCCATAGCGAGCATTCTGGTGATGGCGATCTGGCGGCTACAGCGGGAGGACTGATGGCCGAGCCGTTGGAGATCAAGCAGGGCACCACGAGGACGATCGTGGTATCCAAACTCCGCGACAGTGCTGGTCAGCCATTGGATCCAACCGGATGGGAGGTGCACGCCGTGGCCCGGGCGGGGGTATGGGGTCCAGTGGTCGCGGCGTGGCGTACCACCCCGGGAGATGGTGAGGGCCTTGCTGAGGTGGTTGACGCCGACCCGGACGTCGATCCCACGGCTGCGGGGGAGAAGTGGATCTACCTGCACATCACGCCAGCCTGGTCGGACGGCTGGACCTGGACTTACGCCGACCTGGATATTGAGATCCACGAGCCACCGCCGCTGTCCCGCGAGGAGGCGTTCTCCCGCCAGCTGAAGCTGATACCGACGACCGTCCGCGCGTAATGGAGGTGCCGCCAGATGACGAACGCACTTTATGACACCGGCCGCAACGCCTTCCTCTCAGGTGGCATCAACTGGGTTGCGGATGACATCCGGGTAATTCTTGTTGACACTGCGGACTACACTGTTAATCTGGCCACTCATGATTTTCTCAATGACGTCCCCTCCGCTGCCAGAGTGGCAGTTCTCGGTGCATCGTTAGCAAACAAGACAGCCGTCGCTGGTGTTGCTGACGCGGATAACATCACATTCCCCACCGTTACGGGAGATGTGTCAGAGGCACTGATACTTTATAAACACACGGGGACGGAATCCACGTCGCAGCTGATTGCTTATATCGACTCGGCCACCGGGCTTCCGGTAACCCCCAATGGGGGAAATGTCGATGTAGCGTGGGACAACGGGGCGAACAAGATTTTTAAGTTGTGACATGGCCTACCGGTCGGATGCCGCCACGGAACGCCTCTATCTGAATGCGACTCTGCCCAACCCAGCTATCTCGAAGCTGACGATAATGGGCTGGTTCAAGGTTACCGACCGGAATGACTACTCGACGTACTGGCGGACATCGAGCGGTGGCGGAACCATTAATACCGTGGCTACGGACGGCGGCGGCCTGGGAGTGAACGTATTCACCCCAACCACGAGTATCACCAATACGTATTCCAATTCAGACGGACAGTGGATACATATAGCCACGGTGGATGATACCGGGAGTGTGGTTAATTATGTCACGCCCGAAGGTGGCTCTATAGTCTCACAGAGTGGCACGATCCTGAGTGCCGTCTCAGACCAGTTATGTCTCTTGGGCCGACGCTCGGATGACGCCACCGAGTGGGGTAACATGGCCGTTGCATACGTGAGGGTATTCGCGGGCAAGCTGACGCAGGCCCAGGTCGAGGCCGAGCGGGACAGCGCTGTGGCAATCCTGTCGGCATGGGCCGACTGGCCACTGAGTACGGGCACCGATCTGAACGACGTCAGTGGTAATGGACGTCATTTAACCGCCGTAGGTGCAGGCGGGAGTACCGAGGCCGGACCTCCCATTAGTGGTACGCAGACAATCTCTCCGAGCGGTATCGCGTCTGCGGAGTCGATGGGAGCGCCGACCGTAACACCTGGCTCCGTCAGCTTAGGGCCGACCGGAGTGACCTCTACCGAGGCATTCGGTACTGATGTGGTGAGTCCGGGGCCTGTAACCGCAACGCCTGCGGGCATCCCTTCGGCCGAGGCAACCGGTACACCGTCTGTGGTGTCGGGCGGGGTTACTATCAGTCTGGTTGGTATCGGCTCGGCCGAGGCATTCGGCACGCCGGTTGTCATCATGGTCGTCGAGCCGGGTGCTATCGTCTCTGCCGAGCAATTCGGCTTGTCGACCGTTACCCCGGGGTCAGTCGTACTGGCACCGAGTGGCATCGCATCGGCCGCCGTATTCGGTGCGATTGCGGTCATCGGGGGAGACACTCGGATACTGTGGCCTCCCGCTGCTGGCAAGATATGGGTTATGGGTGTCGCTACCGGTGAGGTCAGTATTCGATGAGACGGTATAAGGAGATGTGGATATGATAAGAAGTTTCCGGGGTGCTGCGACGACGGTCATCCTGGCTGCTGCAGCAGTACTCGTGGCAGCGCCGTCTGCGTCGGCTTCTTCGCGGGTAATGGCGACCGGTCCGGAGTGCGCTCCGAACGTGGTGTCAGCAGTGCTGCAGGCTATCAACGATGCGGGGTTAAGCGTTCCGCCCGGTAGATACCAATATCTACAGGTCAGCTATGACTCTGCGCAAGGCCGGTATGTGTTGCAGCCATGCGTGGTTACTGTTCCAGCCGCGGTCAGTTGATACCGACGTACGGGTAACCCTTCACCGTTGCGCCAGCCCGTGTCGCGTTGTCGCCCTCCCCCCGGCCCTCGATGATCTGGCATCCTTTCTCGGAGGACTCCCGGTCCACCGTTGCCGGCCCGCAGGGAGGATTGCTGTGGATCTGCTGGCGCGCTGGCGGCGCAAACCGGTCGATGAGCAGCAGGATGTGCTGCGGTCAGTCGCTCAGCTCAGGGTATTGCGCGCCTCCGGTCAGCGGATCGACCTGTCCGCGCGAGACGTCGGCATGCGTATCGCGGCCACGCGGCAGTCGTGGCAGCAAGATGCATGGGACTATCACGGCCGGATCGGCGAGCTGGCATTTGCGCTGCGCCAGCTCGCGCAACAGGTCGCGAAGGTCCGTTTCTACGCAGCGGAGATCCGGCCGTATCCGGAAGATCCGATCGAGCTGACGAATGATGACCACGATGTCGATCCGCAGTTAGCTGCTGATGCTGTGGGGAATCTCGCCCGGCTTCCACTGGATGACGAGTCGATCGACGGGTTCAAGGCCACCATATGTCGTAATCTGAACGTCGCCGGCGAGGGTTGGATCCATGGTGAACCTGACGGCGGCGGTGAGTCCTGGCAAGTCAGATCGATATCTGAGATTATCCCGCGCGGCGACGAGGTGTATCTGTCTGAACTGCCGACCGCGACAAGCCTCGGTCAGCGGAAGATTACCGACTCCGAGGTTTTGATGCGTTGCTGGCTGCGGCACCCACGGTGGACGCAACTCGCGGACTCGCCATTGTCGAGCACGTTGGATATCCTCGAAGGGATCGTGCTCGACGGCCGGGAGATGCGGGTGGCCGCGCAGTCTAGGATTGCCGCTAACGGCATCCTGCTCGTCCCGAGCGAAATATCCCTCACGAGAGTTATCGAGGATGCGCAGGGGTTGCGCGAGGAGTCCGTTACCGACGAAGAGTTCATGGCCGGACTTGTCGACGCCATGACAGCGCCGATTCGCAACGAGGGCCATCCGGGTGCAGTTGCCCCCATGGTGATGAGAGGAATGGCTGAGCACCTCAAAGAGGTCAGGCACATGAAAATTGACCGCGCCGACTCTCAGCAGATCATGGAACGGGTGGCCGGTGGTCTACTCAGGATGCTGAAGAGCATCGATATTCAACCGGAGCAGGTTGAGGGCCTGAAGAGCCTGAATCACTGGTCAGGCTGGCAGGTCGAGGCCAAAGCGGCGAAGGATCTGGCCATTCCATGGTCGGCGACTGTCGCCGGATGTATCGCGAAGGCGTTCCTCCGTTCAGCCCTTGAATCGGTAGGGTACTCCCGGGACGCTCTTCGCAGGATCGGCGTGTGGTATGACGCCAGCAAGCTGACCGAGAATCCCAACAAGGCGCAGGACGCACGGGATGCGCACGATCGCATCGTCATCTCCGATGAAAGGTTCCGTCGTGACCTCGGCTATGACGAGGACGATGCTCCGGATGAGGAGGAGCGGAACCGCCGTATCGCCGCGAAGGCTGGTATCGACCAGGGCACCGCGGCGGCAGTGCTAGAGATCGCTCGCTATGTCTCCGGACGGCAACTGCCGCGGGTCATCGGCCAGCCTGGTCAGAACGCACTGCCGACTGGCACGGCAACCGGCGACGCGCACCCACCGCGGCCGGGCGAGACGGTGCCAGAGGAGGTGATACCGACCGAGCCGGCGCGGCAGGAGCAAGACCGTAGTATGACCGCCGCTGCCGAGCAGGGCCACCCCCTCCCGGGCGGCTGGCGCGTGGACATGGCACTGTCCCGCGATCTGGCCGACATTGATGCCGCACTAGCGGAGCGCATCATCACTGCCGCTGACGCGGCGATCGCCCGGGCCATTGAGCGTGCTGGCGGTCGGGCGCGCACAGCACTGCGTAGCGCCGCCCGCAGGGACTCCGCACTGACCGCCGCCATCGATGGTGTCGATGCGGCTATGATTCCCGGCCGGGTCGGCCGGGATGTGTTGCTGGCGGCAACCGGATTGCCCGAGTTGCTGGCCGGTGCGTTCACGCGCCTGCGGTCTCAGTTTTTTGACTGGCTTCGGCTGTCGGCGGAACAGGTGGCCAGTACGGTATCCCGACTGCTGGGTGCCCGACAGCAGGACCGTCAGCGCGTCGTGGTTGACCGCTTACTGGAGCGCCGAGACGCAGCATGGACCGCGCTAGCTGAAGAGCTCGACGCCGCAGCCGCGCGGGCGATGTTCCGTGCTGACCCGCTGGCACCCGAGCAGGGCCGCGGGGAGGGTTCTGGCGCTCTGATCGAGCCGCCTGCGGTCACTCGTGCACTGACGATCGCGGGTGGTGGTCACCCCGACCGGATCACTGACAGCGGGCTGGGATCTGGCCCGATCGTTCGCGAGGTGCTGGCCGGTGCCGGTGCGGTGACGCTCGGCTGGGAGTGGCAGTATCGGCCCGAGCGTCCCCGTGGCGCGCACTTCCCTCCGCATGTCGCGCTGGACGGTGCCCGGTTCTCCACCTGGACGGATCCAGTGTTGGCTACCGATGAATCCACCGCATGGGTCGGCACCCACTTTCGTCCGGGTGACCACGAAGCGTGCCGGTGCACGAGCCGTACGATCATCGCAGTACCGGAACCCGAGGAGGCCGAACTTGTCTCTCGCCGAATCCAGGAAGCTGGCGAGAGCGGTCGCGGCCGGGCAGCCGCTCGCCTTGCAAGCGAAGACGTTTCCGCTGGTAGGGCTGGCACTAGTGCGCAACGAGAGATCGAAACGCGGGATCGGCTCGCCGCAGACGTGGAACGGTTGCGGCAGCACTACATCGAAGGAGTGCGAAGTCAATGAGCGAGGCGCATCTGGATCACCCTGGCGAGTGGCGTTGGTTCCATGGCTACGGCCCAGCCGAGATAGTAGGACAATGCCCACACGACTCGTGTGGGCATTACGGGACCTCTGTCATTGCCTACGGCCCGGACTTCGAGCACTACGAGTTAGTAACATGCGACGATACCGATGGATGTAATGGCAGTTGCCGAGGTTGGACCAAAGAGTATCCGACATTTGAAGCAAACAGACGAGGCTTACCTCGGGTAGTGTGGCCACACGATCACCTCGGATGGATGGCGGTGCGATGATTGACCCTGACGAGCTGGATAACGACTTCCGCTACCACCCTCCCGCATCAGCGAAGCGACGTGAAGCACATGAAGCTATTCGCGCTGCCTGCACGAATCTCGGATTCCAGCTTAATCAGCTAGTGCCGGATGGTCCGGAGAAGACTCAGGCGATCAAGGTGAATTTAGCTCAGGTGATGTTCTGGGCTAACGCTGGCATCGCACGACAGCCGAATGGAGACAGCCAGTGACCACCGTGCACGCGGCGATCGGAAATTCCGACGACAAGCTATCGCAGGTTGACTGGAGCAATTACGTGGAAGCGTTCCAGCGCGTGATGATAGCGGCTGCAACTCAGGCATACGGGCAGTGGTACTCAGAACCGCGCAGTCCATTCCAGAATGCCTGCATGGCGATTGAGATCAAGCAGGGTGCGATTGATGACCTGAAATCGAAACTACTCGATCTGCGGTTACGATTCGGTCAGGACTCTATTGCGCTCAACGTGTCGGATACGGAGTTTGTGTGATGACAGCACCCACCGTGGACCAGCCGGACATCGCCGAGACCGCCCAGCCCGAGCACACCGGCGGCATGATCGCGCTCA